CGACCGGAAGCATCAGTCGGCGTGTCGTTCTGGGAGGCGATGCGCTGCATATCTCCAAGCGCCTCGCTCTTAAGCTGTGAAAGCTCCTGCGGGATCGGCGGGGTAGGCCGCCACTCAGGCTTCAAGCCATTGACGGGGTTGTAGACAAACACCGCTCCGGGCTGATCGGTGAGCCGCTGACGCTTCGGGAACGCGCCGAGGGGAGCGAACACCTGCGGCATGAGCGCCATGTTCTTCCACTCAATCTGTTTATTGGTCGCGTCGTTGATCGTGCGCTGGGCATCCAGAAGGTGCCGGACAAGTCCCTGATCGCGGTCAGAGTCCGGGTCAAGGATGTAACTGAGCTTGTGCAGCACCGGCTCATCGACAACTCCGCCCTTGCCGTCGGAGAACGGGTAAGCCTCCGGGGGGGTAATGATCTTGCCGTTAGCGATGCAGTACCGGCGTCCCTCGGGGTACTCCGCGCAGGGGCGCTCCAGGTAGTCGGTAATCATTACGAGGTCACGCTTGTCCTTATGCTCGCCCACCACGTACTCCGTGGAGGCGTCCGGCGTGACTTTCGTGCCGGGAATAAAGCCGGGCAGCGCCTTGACCTGCTCAACGCTCATGGCTCTACGCACGATGTACCAGCGGGCATCCTCAAAGCGCACACCCGGCTCCCAGCCAACCTCGTTCGGGCCAAGAACCTCGATCCGCACATCGCCCAAACCGACAACCTGCCCGTTCTCGTCCTTCACGAACGGGGGAACACTTGAATCCCAGTACGGCCAGGCGAAGCCCTCATCGGCTACGACGGCGTAAGTAACGACCTGCTCGGTGACGGTGCGAATATGCCACTCATCAAAGCCGTAGTAGGCAACCTTCTGGGCAACGGCAGCAGCCGACACATCATCCGGGTCGCTGGTAGACGGGTTCACCGAATAGGAGGGAACACGCTGCGTAGCGTAGGCGACCTCCTGCCGGACAATCGGCCCGATCAGGTTGCGGGTCGTACGGACCCGGTGACGGGGCTTGCCGCCCTCGCCAAAGAGAACACCCTGCTTGACCAGCCAGTTCTCCTTGTTGCGGTAGACGTACTGGTTGCCGCGCCAGAAGCTAAGACACTCGTTGCGCTCAGGTGCCTTGTCGTCAATCTGCTTCTTGCCCTTGTCGATGCGCTCGCTGATCGCCTTCGGAACATCCTGATTGAGCCCAATGGCTTTCTTCAGGTCGTCAATACCCGCCATCACTCACCCAGCATTTCTTTAGCCATCGTGAAATCCTCATCGTCGTCAAACTCCACGAAATGCCGGGGCAGCTCAACGTCAAGAGCCTCCTGCGCCTGAACAGCATTGGCGGTCATGGGGTCTTGAATCCTTTGGAGCAGCGAGGCGCGGTCAGCAGCCGCAGCTTCACGCTCCCGCTCAATCAGGCGGGAGAAAGCAAACTGCTGATATGCGATAACAGCAAACGCCAGGGCGAGCCCGGCAAAAAGATAAATCAAGCCTTCGCCTTCGGTTTCGCCGGCTTGCGGCCCGGGCGCTTACGCGCCGTGAACCCCGCCGACTCCATTACGTCAATCGCCTCAATGCGCTTATCGGCTTCGGAAAGCTCAAGTTCAAGCTCCTCAACCCGCGCCTCAAGACCCGCGATCTTGCCCTCAGCCTCATACTCCATGCCGAGCTTGCGAGCAACTTCTTCGATGTAGCTGACCGACAGGTACACCCTCGGATCCACCAGCGCCGGGGTCAAGAGCGTATCCACGAAACCCCTGGCGTCCTGGTCGCTCATCGTTGCGATGCAGTGACCGGGGGGAAGCTCACATCTGTCCACCACAACCAGCGCATCGTCCTTCGGCACAACTGCCATCAGTAATCCTCCATTTCGTAACCCTGCTTCACCGCAAACTCCCGCGTCTTAATCGCGGCAGTGACAGCAAAACCCATTGGGTCATTCAACATCCTTGACCGGACTTGGCCCGAGGCCGGCGCGAACACCGCCCGGTAAAGCCCGCCCCTTACCGGAACGAACACGGAACAGGCACCAGCATCCAGAAGATCCAGCGCCTCGTCGTAATGCGAGCCAAACAGATTCACCCCAGCTCGCCCATAGGCCCAGACTGAATCTGGTACTCCAGCATTTCGTTCTCCCACTCCGGGTCGTAGGTGTCGGGAATCCACCCGAGCTGCTGGCGGGGCTCCTCCATTTCCTCCAGCGGCTTCCACGCCCGAGCCATCAGCGCGTACCTCAAGGCATCCAAGCGGTGATCGTTGCCCTTGATTGGCTTGATAACCCCATCGTCGCGGGACTCAAGAGCGTAATCGTCTGCCTCAGCGCGAAGGCCACGGCACTCAGGATTAACCCTCAACCGCCCCTGCTCAATGCGCTGCTTGACCTGGAAAAACCCAGCCTCAAAGTTGTTCTGCCCGTTCTGGGTGGGGATGCCCTGACGAATCAACTCCGACTGCACCGTGTCGCTATTGACCTGCGCCCGCTGGCGGGAAGCAGGGTCAATGACGTAAATGCACTCGCGGATCCCCCACTTCTTATTTGTGCGCTTGATCGCTTCGGCGTACTCAACGGGGGTTAGATCCTGAAGCAGTACCTCGTCAAAGACGTAGGCCACGTTGTCCTTATCGAATCCGACCCAAACCATCGCCGCGTTTCGGATTCCAGGGTCAATCCCCACAACAACGTCCCACACCTGCCGATTAGCAGCAGACTCGTTCCCCGACCATTTCCTTGACTGGCTGGTGTACCAGTCCGTCCACCCACCCTGCCGTCCCTTCTTGTTAGGTGGATACGGGCCGGGGGTAACGCACTTCTCAAACTCGGGATAAGCCAAACCTCCAATGTCAATGAAGTCACCGAACTCCACCGCTCGCCGCCAAACGTCCGGCTGAGCATCCAAAGCGGCCTTAACGCCGTCCTTGCTCAAGGTCGGGTTGTCGTGGATCGAACCCCGGATAACGGTTATGTCCGGGCTCTCACGGTTCTTGTAAATCTCGCGGCGAACCCAAGTCGTGTTCGTCGTCAAGGGAGTCATGGCGAACATCTCAAAGCCGTCGTACTGCGCCAGGCGCACCTTGCACTCGCGGCGAATCTCCCACGGCGGCGGCTCGTCATACCCGACAAGGTGCATCGAGGAACCAGCAAACATTGAGGGATCCTGCACGTAAGTCTTGAACTCAATCCACGACCCGTTAGCGAACTGAAGCATCCCAAGCTGCTTGTGATACGCCTTAGCGAACGAGTTGCCCTTCAGTGCCTTCGGGGGACACCACAAACGAAGCTCAGGAAGGATCACCGTTTCAAGCACCTGGAACGACGGACACACCAGCCGGCACTTAGTACCCGGATAATCAGTGTTCACGCCCGGAGTCCACTTCTTGAACTCCATCATCCACTCAGGCACCCACTCCGGGTCCAGGCACTCAACAATCGTCCTGACCAGCAGAGCAGTCGTCTTACCGAACCTGTTGCCCGCAAACGCCGCGATAATGCGCGTCTGAGCGTTCCAGAACGCCACCTGCTGCTCATTATCGGCGCGAACCTTATAGAGCGGATTACCTTCAATCCGCTCGTCAAGCTCCTGAAGAAGCCTCTCAGCTTCCTCACGCTGCTCAGGGGTTAGCTGATCCAGCACCCCCTCAGGAACCTGCACTACCGCTCCTTCAGCTTCTTCTCCAGCATCGCCTTCGTATCAAAAGGCTTACCCTCAGACTTCTGCTCGGGCTTCTCCTCAGGCTCGTCTTTCTCAGAGTCCTCGGACTCCTGGGGCTCATCAGGCATCGCCTTACTCCCGGCAAGAGCCAGGATCAGCTTCTTAACCTCCTGCTCCGAGAAAGTGATCCCCGCCATCACTTAAAGCCCTTCACAGTCCGAACCCACTCCTTACCGGACTTCTCGTAGCCAGCAGCCTTAAACGCCTTACGCTTCTCAGCACGAACCTTGCGCTGAAACTCCGTCGGAGCCTGCGCGCCACCCGTCTTGGAAGCCTTCGACTTATAGCCGGCAGTCGGGGCCAAACCAACCCGAACCCACTTGCCATCAACCTTCTTCATGCCCTTGTCGTAAAAGCCCTGACGCTTAGCGGCACGACGCTTCTTCACAATCTCACTAACCGGATCCATCACATACCCCGCATACGGTCATAGCGCGGCAGCCGAGTCGGCTTACCCCGCATTTCACGCCCAGGCATAGCCGGCAACGAGCCCCCGCCCCGGCCAGGAATACGCAACCCACGATTAACCCGCACCCCCCGCTTAGGGGGATTCGTAGTTGCCATCGGGCCATCCTTACGCATAGCCACCAGCTTCCGAAGCAGCTCAACCTTCCGCCCCATAGACGGATCAGGCCCAAGATTCTTCTTCACAGCACCAGCAGCAACCCGCTTCATCGGATCCATCTACTTCTTTCCCTTCTTGCGAGCCAACCGACGCTTCGCATTTTTTTCACTGACCTTCCGGCAAGAACCAGGCGCACACGGCTTCACGCCCGGCACACGCCCATAACCCGCCCAACAATCACAAGCCACCTACTCCACCGTCCCACGACGAGGATCATTCCCCTTATACGGAGCCTTATAGCCCTTCGGGAAACCGCCGAAACGACCCTTCCGCTTCATCCCGCGCCGAACAAGACGCTTAAACGCCCTGTCCCGCTTCTCGTAATAACTCTTAGACTTCATCGGACCTGGCATCAAACACCCTTCTGAGCCACACAAAGGCTCTCTAACGACAACACAGAAAAAAGACGACCAACCACCCAACGGAGTCCCAGCGGAGCCTTAGGGGGCTCTATTCACCCCACCCCCCCTTTAGGAATGAAAAATCTCTGGGCGTCAGGAGATATATATACGCGGGTAACGGTGAGCCTGGCCCCTCCCCTCCCCCCCTGCCGAGGTATAAACCCGGATCCCGGTTTCTGGCCGGGGGGGATTCCGGGTTTTGAGCCCTGCCACTAGTTCGCGCCGGCCAAAGACTCAATGATTGGCGGGGGATAAACCTATGAGGTGGATAGGTATGGCCCGTGGCCAGGCCTGCCACGTTTATACCCGGGCGCGTTAGCCGTTGGCGCTGACCCTAAGAAACTACTGACCGGGGCGAGGGGCGTGGGATGGCCGGCGGGGTATATACGCCGGGCGGCTGGACACGTCCGATGCGGGCGTGATACTGTCACGCTAGTTGTGTTCACTAACTAACGGAGGCTAGGAATATGTCGTATTCGATTGGGGATATGTTCGCGGTTCGATTCGGTACGGGTTCCGGGCGTGGCGTGACAGTTACCGCGCCGGGGAACCTTTACATCGGGGAATGGTGCATAGATACCGATGGCGCGTGGATAGAGACGATGCGGGAATGGCTTGAGGAGAATCCCGGCCATGATGATCGCCCCGTAATGCTCATCGCCCGTAACGGGATGATTGGCGCGACGTATTGGGATGGCGTAGAGGCTTACGCTTTCGATCATTACGACGAAGGCGGTGCGGCGTGACCTCGCTACGTGAGCTGGAGGCGCTGGATGGCGTAGAGACCTGTTGCAGCGTCATCGACCGGATGGTCGGCCGGGGTATTGCCCCTAATGAAGCTTTCCGGCAACTGTTCGCTATCGACCCCGTAGGGGTTACCGATGAGCAGAGGGATGCCCTAAGGCTTTATTGGGAGTTGTCCCGCCGTACGGAGGCGGGCCAGGCGATCCTAGACCGGGCGTACGCGAAGGTGAAGGGCTAACGGGGCGAATGGTTCCCGCCGGGGTTCGATTCCCCGGCGTCCCCTCCCGCAATAAGGCGGGGCGACGAATGGAGGTTAGGTTATGAGCAGACTAGTCACCGCCGCCGATAAGGCGGTTAGCGCTATCCATATCCAAGCGCCGAATGATACGGACGGGAACCCCCGGCGAGGCTGGGTTATCCGCGCCGCCGATGGCCGAAGGATCGAATGGATAGAGGAAGGCTA